TTTTATAAATTTTTTTTTTTTTTTTTTTATATAATGAATTAAAAAAAAACAAAACACAATTTTCATTATAAGGATTATTAACTGGTTCAATTTTTTCATTGAATAAATTAATTAATTCTGCATATTTATTTTTCTTTTCTATATAATATTCTTCATCATTATTTACTTTCTCAAAAAAATAATTACTTATAATATTATTTTTATCAATAAATTGTATGGGTTCTAATAATTTTAAACTTATATTATATTCAAAATTATCATTAAATTCAATTTCATCAAGAATTCTTGGTAACCAGTCAAATTTTTCATATATATAATTTAATATTCTTTCTTCTAATTGTTCATATGAACCTGTGAAATTAAAATTTGCTATTGGATCAATAAATCTCGTATCTCTTGTAGATGAATATATTAATTCAAATTTCCATTTTTGATTTGGATTTAATAATCTTACATTTATGTTTTTTTTATCTACAAGAGAAATTTCTATTGGTTTTGTCATCTTCGTTTTTCTATCTAATTGTTTAAATTCTAATTTGAAACCTTTTAATAATTTAGTTATTGATGTTTTACTCATTTGTTTGTTTTTTAAAATATCTAAATTTATTATTGGATTTATATAATAATTATCTCCTTTTTTCTCCTTTTTTAAATCTGTTTTATATATTACTCTATTTTCTATATCTTTAACCGCTAAAATTAAATCTCCCTTTAAATTATCATTTGTATTTTTTTTCTGTTTATTACTTTCTTTATAAGAATATGTTATTATTTTTTCTTTTTTTTTCATATATATTTTACTATTATATTAATAATACTTTATATATTTTTTAAAGTTCGCTATTTTTAATTATTGAAGTATACTTATTTAAAAATTATATTAAAATTTCAATTTTTAATTTTAATAAAAATATTAAATAATATTTATATTGCATTAATTATTATTATAGAACAAAATAAATCTTTTACTATACAGATAAATATAAATATAAATATGTATATTATTTGCTTCCTGTAATTGTATCAGGAGGTATATATGATAATAGTTAAAAATATTTATAATATATTTAAAAAATATATTACAAGTAATTATTTTTGGTATAATTATAATATTTTTATTTTTATTTTTAGAAAATGATTAATGTATAAATAATCAATTTAATAATTTATTGATATATTATATATAATGAGTGTAATTAATAACATGGAATTAAATGAAAATTTTGATAAATATATAAAAAATTATAATATTTATCAGAATAATTTGACAACTAATTCTCGAGTCTTTTTTTTATTAAGTATGAAATTAAAAAATGAATTAAATGAATTATACATAAATTATTTAAATGCAATGAATGATGATGAAGAAATAAATAATTATTTGACAAAAAAACAAGTTAATAAAAGTGGTATTAACTATATAAATTTAAAATATAAAGAATTAATTAAAACTAAACAATATAAATTAATTACAAAAATTCAAAAAAAATATAATATAGAACCACAAAAAGAATTAGTTTTTAATTTTTCATAATAAATAATTCATTTAATTATTCTAAAATATCAAAATCATATTTATAAAAATTAATTTTTTATAAATATGATTCTGATAAAATACTATAATGTCTATCATATTCATAAGATACTAGAATAAAAATGACATATTTATAATATCTTTATTTTTGTAATTAATAAGTAACTTATATATACATTTTAAATCATTATGTGGATTATTTATAAAACTAATTATATTTTTTTATAAATTTTTATATTTTCTATAAAAGATAAAATTTCTGTACAATGATTTGATAGAAATATAAAAAATTAGAGTTAGTTGGAAAGGTAATATAATTAATATAATTAATATAAATATTTTATTAAAAAATTTTATAATTTAAATTATATTAACATGAAAAATATAAATAATAAAATAAGTATTATAACATTAGTAAGAAACAATAAACATTTTTTAAAAGAATCTATTGGAAGTCTATTAAATCAAACAGATACTAATTGGGAAAGTATCATAATAAATGATGGTTCGAGTCAAGAAATAATATATGATGATTTTTTGAACGATGATGAAAAAATAAAATATAAAGAAAAAATAAAAATAATAAATAATAAAGATTGGTTAGGTATTATTAAATGTCATAAATTAGGTGTATTTTATGCTAAAAATGAAATAATAGGGATATTAGATGCAGATGATAAATTAGATAATACTACAATAGAAAAAGTATTAAATAAATATAATAATGATATTGATGATAATATATTTGTATATACAAATTTTTATTATTGTGATGATAATTTAAATATATTAGAAAATGGATATTCAAGAAAAATAATAGATACATGTTTATTAAATGAAAGATGTGGTAATCATTTTAGAACATTTAAAAAAAAATATTATTTATTAACAAAAGGATATGATGATGATTTAATATTTGGTGCTGAAGATCAAGACATATTATTTAAAATGGAAGAATTTTGTAAGCCAGTATTTTTAGATGAATGTTTATATTATTATAGAACAAATAATTCAACAGGAAGTATTTCATGTTTAAAACGTGCAAGTTCATATTCTTTACATTTGAGTATATTAAAAAACATAATAAATAGATTTGGTGATTTAAAATTTACATTAGAAATTTATTCAAAAAAAGAAGATAATGAATATTTAAATAAATATTGGAAATATGAACTTGATAAAGATTATCATTTTGAATTAAAAGCAAATGGTATATTCATAAAAGAAATAGTGAATAATATTCAATATTATTCACAAATATATGAATCATCAAAAATAAATAAATTTGATGTAAATGTTAAATGGGATTATAAATTAAATACATTAATATTATCAAATGTGAAATTTTCAATTGAAAATTTTAGAAAAATACATATTAATACTTATTTCGATAATATATATATTATTAGTTTAACAACAGCTAAAAATAATAGAAATAGAATTAATAAAATTTTATCTAATTATAATATTTATTATGAAATTTTTGATGCTGTTAATGGTTATGAATTACAAAATACATCTGGTTTTAAAAAATCAATATTAAAAAGTCCAGGTGCTTATGGTTATTTATTAACTATGATTAAAATTTTTGAAGATGCAAAAAAAAATAAATATAATAAAATATTAATTTGCGATGATGATATAATTTTAAAAAATAATTTTGTAGATGAATTTGATAAAAATATTAAAAAAATTCCGTATGATTGGAAAGTTTTATTTTTAGGATTTTCTGGTCCATGGGTTTATCATAAGACTTTTAGAGAAACATTTGACTATAAAAATAATTATATAACTAATTTATATTCATGTGAAGGTTCTTTTTGTTCAGGTTATGATAGATCATTATTTGATAAAATAATTGAATTGTGTAATTTATTAAATTTACCATTTGATACACAATTAAATTTATATTTAATCGATAATCCTTCTATTATTAAATATGCTATTTTTCCTCATATTGTAACCGCAGATACACTACATACATCAAGTATTGTACAATATGAGGAAGAAAATAATGTTATACAAAATTTTAAAAGGAATCATTTAAAATTTTGTGTTAATATTGATGAATTTGATTGCGATTCAATGCTTAATAATAAATATAATCATTTAAAAATTTCTAAATAATTATATTTCTAAATAATTATATTTATTTGTATATGAAATATAATCATTTTGTAATTTATCATCATTTTGTAATTTATCATTTTGATCAAATAATGTTCTATCAATTAAATATATTTCTTTTCTATCTATTCTTAAATTATCTATAACAATTGGTATTAATAATTCTAAATATGGAAATTCACCATTTAAATTATAAATTAATTTATTAATATTATTGAATATTAATAAAAAAATCTTTTTTTTCATTAATAATCCATTATAATTCATTTTGAATAACATTTTATTTTGAAATAATTCATTATCTTTTATTGTATTTTTAAAATACCAATTATCTATATCTTCAAAACAATCCACAATATTATTAAAATTTAAATTTTTATTTAAATTTTTATTAAAAAATGGAATATCATTGTATAAAATTACATTTTTATATTTATTATTATATAAATTTAAATATGCTGAGGCTATATTTTTATTAAATATATCTAAATTTTCATCATTTTGAATTAATTGTACATTTGTATTTATAAAATATTTATTATATTCTTCATAATAAATAGAATTTGTCATAATATATATATCACATAAATCATATTTATATATATTAATATAAAGATGATATAACAAATATTTATTAATTACATTTGGTATAATTAATATACAATATTTGTTAGAATATGAATCAAATTTATAATTTATTAAATTTATATCCAATATATTTACTGGTTTAATCAATTCAAATTCAAAATTAAATTCAGTATCTTTTATATCATTATCTAATATATTATTATCTAATAATAATTTTTCAATAAGAACAAAATCTGATTGATATATATCTTTTATAATTTGTTTTATTTCTTCATTATAAAAATATTTATAATTATTATATGGGATTTTATTTGCAATATCACATACTTTAATATTTGTCATTGAATAATTTACACTAACATAATTTTTACTATTTATTATTTCTAATTCTTCATCTATATTGTATTTTTCTTTAATAAAATTTATCATTTTTGTTATTGATTTTGTACTTATTATTTTATCAATTTTATTATCAAAAAAATTTAATACTTGATTTAATTCATCTGTAATTGAAATATAATGAGATTTTATATTTATATTTAAATAATTTTCTGTTTCATTGTTAAAACATTTATAAAAATATAAACAAAATTCATTAAAAGTAATATTTAAATTTTTATATATATTATTATAATCATATAAACATTCTTGTAAAAATCCTGAAATAAACTTTTCATATGGATTACGTACAATCAATATTTTATAATATTCTTTATATTCTATTCTTAATTCATCTAAATCTGTTAAATTTAATTCATCATTTTTATATATTTTTTTTATAAAATTTAAAATAGTAGATGAACCACATTTATGTGGACAAATATATAAAATTTTATTTATTTTATCAGGAAAAATAGGCATTATAATATAATATAATAATAATTTATATAATAAAAAATTAAATTTATAAATTATTATAAAAATTTAAAATATAAATATCATCTATAAAATCATTTATAATTAAATTTGTTTCTGTATTTTTATTACAATATCTATTTTTATCAATTGTATTCTCATTATGAAAAATATGTAGAATAATATTTTTTGGTTCTAATGATATATATGAATTTTTAAAATTTTTTAAAAAATTTACTTCTTCATTATTTTGATCTTTATTATCATATCGATTATTTAATAAATAATCTTTATGATATGTTAATGAACCATTACAAGGTATCTTACATTGATTAGGTAAATATATTTTTTTTGTATTGATTGAATATATATGAATATTTTCACATCCAGATAATAAACTTTTTGTTTCTAACATTTTATTTATGGTATATAAAATTCTATTTGGTGGAAAATAATCGTCATCATCTAAACATGTTATATATTCACCAGAAGCATAATTATTTAATATATTTCTTTTCTCTCCAATATTTAATCTTCTTTTTGAATAATAATAAATTATATTATAATCTTCTTTATATTTTTGTATTATGTCTATATTTGTAATATTAGAATCATCTAATATTATTAATTCTATTTTATCTTTTGGATATTCAAATTGTTTAAATAAATAAATTAAAATTGGTAAATATTTTCGTCTATTATATGTTGGACATATACAGGATATAAAAGGATAATTTTCCATTATTATTTAAAATATATATTATATTATATAATTAAAATAATGTATAATATAAATATTTTAGGATTTACTTATATTTTAAAAGATAATATATATGTATTAAAAAATAATACTAAAAAAAATATTAATAAAAAAATCATTATTAATCTGTTTAATAATGATTATCCATTTCAATTATTCAATTTTATATGTTATTCACTTAAATCAAGTATAGTTTATAAAATTGAATATGGAGGTGAGAACAAAACTAATATTATTAAAATGTCTGAAAAAAAAATAAATACATTTGGAATTAACTCTGGAATTAAAATAATTACTATTTATTTAGATGTACAGTTATCAAATGATAATATTTATTTTGGAAATATATATTTTAATCAAAATATTAATGATATACAAAATTTTTGTAATTTAAATAATTTGATATTCACTAAAAATAGTAATATTATTAAAAAAAATAATTTTATAAATATAAAAAAAAATACAGATATTCAATCATTTACAGTTTCTAAACCAATTATACATAAAGTTATTGTCAAAGAAGACAATAATAATAATAATAATAATAATAAAATAAGTATTATTACTATATATGATAATAATAATCATAATAATAATATTAATAATAATAATAATAATTCATTAGTAAAATTAATTTATGATAATAATTTAAATAATAATAATTCAATTAATAGTTTAATTGAACAAACTAATGATAATTGGGAAATCATAATAATAAATATATCAGATAATTATTTATATCATTATAAAATAATGCCAAATGATAAATGTAATGATAGAAATTTAACTAAGAAAATAAAAATTATTAATATATGTAAATGGAAAACAAAAATTGAATGTCTAAAAATTGGAATTATAAACTGCACACAAGATATTATAGGAATTCTAGATTATAATAATTCATTAGATATTACAGCTATTGATAAAATATTAAATATATATAATGATAGAAATAATCCAGAAAATATAATGATATATGCAAATATTTTAAATAAAAAAAATATTAAAAATAAATCTTTTGATTATAAATTTTATACATTTAAAAGAATATATTATTATTTAACAAAAGGATATGACAATAATAATTGTTTTGGTTATGAAAATATAGATATATTATTTAAATTAGAAAAATTTTGCAGACGTATTTATATTAATGAATATTTATGTATTGAAAATGATATAAATTTAATTAATAATTCAAAATTACATGATTATTCGTGTTTTTTATCTCATTTAAATAATGATAAACTAGATCTTTTAGACAATAAAATAAAAGACATGTATATAAATGAAAATAAAAACATATTTTTACCAAACATATATTTTGATAACATATATATAATTAAAAAAAATAAAAATTTAAATAGTAATATATTTAATATATTATTTAAATTAAATATAAAATTCAATATTATAAAAAATGAAGAAAATAAAGAATATAATGATAACGAATCATATATATATGATATGATAAATATTTTAGATGATGCAAATAAAAATAATTATAATAAAATATTAATTATTGATGATGATACAATTTTACATAAGAATTTTATTGAAGAATTTGATAAAAAATGTAGATTAATCCCTTATAATTGGGATATATTATTTTTAGGTTATAATTCAGATGATAATTTAATTAATATATTAAATAATTTTGATATCAAATATAATATTGATTATGATTTTAAAAATGAATCATATTGTATTGGATATGATAATTCAATTTATAAAGATTTATTAAATGAATTAAAATTAAAATTAAATACAAATTCATATAAAAATATATTTGAACAATTTATAAATAATAGTAAAATAAATAAATATTTATTTTATCCTCCAATAGTAATTAATGATATTACAAGACATGAAAAAATATCAAATGAAAATAATAATATCATAGATTTTTATAATAAAAATTTTGAATTTTGTATGATTAACTTAGATGATTTTGAATTTAATTTATATGATCTAAAATGTAGATAATAAATAATTTATAATATTATAAGACATGATAAATTATCAAATGAAAATTTATAATATTATAGATTTTTATTATAAAATTTTTATATGATCATATTTTATCTTATATAAAATATATGATGTTATAATACATGAAAAAATATCAATGAAAATAATAATATCATATATTTTATATTATAAAAATATTGAATTTAATATATATATAATTAAAATGTAGTATTTAAACTAGCAGATAATTGATTTAATATAGATCCAATAGTATTAACATATTGAAGTAATTCGCCAATATATGAAATTCTTACATTATTATCATCTGGATCTAAACCATAATTATCTCCAATAGTTCTATTAGTTGTAGTATGTGATTGAATTGGGGTAGATAAAGAATTATACATATAAGTATTATCATAATCAGCAGTTGGAGGACCAACTTGAGTAACACCTGTTGATCCATTCAAAGAAGTAATATAATATGCCGCTGTTGTTGGTGCAGTATATCCATTAATTTTATTTAAATTAACTAGTAATTTAGAACCAGATGAAGATAGTGTGGTTTGTAAACCATTACCAGTATTTGTTACATATAATGGTTGAGTATAATCTGGTGTGATTGGTGCAGAATTAGAAGCAGGTGATTTTATATTATAATATCTTGTTTCTACTAATCCAAAAAAATAATAATAAGTATCAACTTGAATATATGGAATAGAATTAGTATATGTCACAGGAATACCTGCATTGGTTGTTGAAATATTACCTGCTACCATTTCATAAATATTTGTAATAATCATTAAATTAAAAAAATCAATACTATATATGTTTAAACTATTATTATTACAAATACCATGATTATAATTTAATAATAAAGTATATAAATTAGTAGTAGTTAAATTTCCATATTTACGAGTACTTAATATTTGTAGCATTTTATTTATAGCTATTATAATTGATATTGAATTAGATTCACTGGGAAATGAATTATCGATATTTAAATCGGCAACATTAGAAGGATCCCATTCTGTAAAAGTCCAATCAATAATATTTCCATCACAATCTGTTATGTTCGATATAGAGTTAATTAATTGCAAATTTTTTAATATCGAAGTAAATGAACGAGTGTTTTGCGTAATAATTACTTGATTTTGATTTGTTTGAGCACCAGACATATATTATTATAGTTTATAAAAATATTTCTTATTGGGTGATAATAAATATTTTTATATATTATAAATAAATATATATCTTAATTTTTATTTCTTATTTTATTTTATTTAAAATGATAAATAAAAATCATATTAACAATAAAATATTAAATATATTCAAAAAAATTTATAATAATATATATCTAATTCAAATATTTATTAATAATGATTTAGATAAAACAACATTAGATTCAATTTCAGTATTGATTTATGATTCTTATAAAAATATAATAGAATTATATAGATATTCTTCTAATAGAACTTTTATTAGAAAAAATATCAATATAAAATATTTAAATAATTTAATTAATTCTTTCAGAAAGAATTTAAATTTTTTATATTTTTATATTTATAAATATTATTATTTACAAAATGCTTGTAATTCACAATTTAATTATATGAATTCTGATAAAGAATTTGAATTATTAGATAATTCAGAATATGATAATTCAAATTCTGAATCATCATCTAATACAGATATTAAACATAATAAAAATAATATAGATGAAATTAAATCATTTAATAATAATTCCAGTGAAAATGATCATTTAATAGATGATAATTTTTTAAATAAAAATAACAATTCATCTGATACATCAAATAATAATTCATCTGATATATCAAATAATAATTCATCTGATATATCAAAAAAAAAAATTATATCTAAAATTAAAATTTTAGATAAAAATTTTAATTTTAAATATAAAAATATTAAACAAATTAGTCAAAGTGATGATATTGATTATATTATTATTATAACCAATTATTTAGAAATAATATTAAATAATATGAAAAATATTAAAGAAATTAACTATTTATTTGAAAATAATATTAATGAAAATAAAATTAATATTATAAAAAAAAAAAATCCATTTGAAAATTTTAATAATATTAATAAAATTAATAAAATTGAAAAAAATAGTGAACCTGAAATTGATAATAATATAGATATTGATAATACTAATAATAATAATAATGATAATAATAACATTATTAAAAAAAAAAATAAAATTTTATTATCTACAGAATTAAAAAATAAAAAAATATTTGATTTAAAAATATTAGATATTAAATTACTAATTAAAAAATTTATTAGTAAAATTATTTCTAATATTTTTAATTTATCTGAAATATGTATTTATATTAAGATAATATTTATTTATTTCATAATAAAATTTTTATTAAAAAAAAAATAGATATTATATTTTTGACAATAAAAATTTTATTTTACTAATTTATAATATCAATGTATAATTACATATATAAAACATATAATAATAAAATTAATATGATTATTGATAATTATAAATTATTATTATCATTATTAGATATAGAAGATAATAATTGCGAAAAAACTATTAATTTTGATAATATTATTAAATTATCAAATGAAAATATTAAAATATTATATTCATTAAAAACAATTATTACTTTAAAAAATAATAATTGTTTTTATTTCACATTAATTGATAAAAATAATATTCATAATCATAATAAAATTTATTTAATTAAAATTAAAATATTTCAATTAAATAAAAAATTATTATCAAATATAGATATATTTTTAATTATTAAATATATTAAATACCTTATTTTTAAATTCACAAAATTAACAAATATTATCGAATCATTATCTAAAATAATTATTAATGATTCAGTGATATAATTATCCATAATTTAATCATCTCTTATGGATATATTATTATATTATATATATAATATAATAATATAATGCCTTGTAATTGTGGTGGCGGGGTTATCCTGATTAATAAACAAAATTTAATTAAAACAACTAATAATGAAAAACCTATTAAAATGAAAAATTTACATATTGAGTTAAAAAATAAAAATGAAAAAATAATTGATTCCAAAAAAAAAAGTAAAAATATTAAAGCTTAAATTTATATATTTTAGTATAATATTTATATTATATTATATAAAAGATATTCAATTTTATAATTATAAATATATAAAATTTATAATAAAATTTAAATGAATTTATTTTATTATATATTAAAATAATAATACAATGAATGATATATTTATAAAATCTTTCTTTAATTTATGTGTTAAATTATATAATTACAATGATTCAAATAAAGATATAGAAATAAAAGATTTAAATGAATTTATAATTAAATGTAATGAAAAAATTTCAATTATAGAAGATAATGAAACTTTAAATAATCAAATTTCTGAATATTTAAAACATATTGATAAACTTTCATATAAAATAAAAATTTATGAAAATAAATTTAGCAATTTATATATTGAAAATAATGATATTAAAATTAAACTGCAAAATTATATTCAAGAAAATAATCATCTAAATAATAATATTTCTGAATTAACTAAAATTATTAATAATAATAAAATTGAATTACATAATTTAACACATAAAATAAATAAATATAAAACTAAACATGTTGAAAATAAAAAAATAAATGAAGATTTAATTTTTAAATTTAATGAAATTGCTAATAAAAATAATATATATGTTGAAGAAATTAAAAAAATTGAAGATCTTAAAAAAATTGTTAGTGATAAATTATCATCTGATACATTTAACCACTTGGATGTTTCTATTATTGATATTATCGATAAAGCAAATACTTTTGAAGAGAAATATAATAATATTTTATTAGAAAATAATTTAATTACTAAAAATTTAAATGATATTAATGAAAAATATAATGATTTATTATTAAATTTTTCTAATAAAATTAATAAATATAAAATACATATTTTATTATTAAAAAAATTATTAATCAAAAATAATAAAAAATATAATGAAAATATAATTGTTTTACAAACTAAAAATAATATTATTACTGATAAATTAAAAAATTCAATTCAAAATTATATTGATAACAATAATAATAATATTGATAATAATAATATTGATAATGATTTAGATAATATTATTAATGAAAATATTAATATTGATAATGATTTAGACAATATTGATATAGATTTTCATAATATTATTAATGAAAATATTAATACAAATAATAATAATATTGATAATGATCTAGATAATATTAATACAAATAATGAAAATATTGATATTGATAATAATTCAGATAATATTATTAATAAAAATATTAATACAAATAATAATAATATTGATAATAATTCAGATAATATTATTAATGAAAATATTAATACAAATAATAATATTGATAATAATTTAGATAATATTATTAATGAAAATGTTAATACAAATAATAATAATATTGATAATAATTCAGATAATATTATTAATGAAAATATTAATACAAATAATAATATTGATAATAATTTAGATAATATTATTAATGAAAATGTTAATACAAATAATAA